TCACTCCTTTCTTTATATCCATTTGTCTGCACTACTGCACTCGAGCGTTATGTCTAGTGACGAGTAGTTCCCATAGTCATAGTTGTGCATGACTATCCCCTCTATGTCGCTATTGGTGAGCGTCTTACCCTTTAGGTATTTCCCTAGCGGGACAGTCCCATTGATGTAGCGTGACAAGTCAGAGAACTTAATCTCGTCTGTGTGCACCTCTGCCACCATGAGTTGCTTACCATCACGATCGTATGGTCTGCCTGTATTCCATGTGTATCTTTGTTTCATTACTTCGCTCCTTTCTTTTTAAGTGCCGCTACCTTCTTCTGCCATGCCAACAATTCTTTATTGGTAGGCTTCTTTCGCACGAGTGCTACTCGATTGGTGATGTGTTGCGCCTGTGAGATTGGTTCATCTACCCCGTCGTGGTAAACACTGATGTCCAACTTGCCGTCAATCATTGACATACATACCTCGACACTACTAAGTTTCTTGTCCTTAATATGTTTGATACTGATACCAATGGGGGACTTCACTACTGACCAACTATTTATTTTCATGTTTGCTCTCCTCTATTTGAAAACCATATGCATAGGTATCTGAAGCCTCGTCTGCCTTCGTCTTACCTACCCCAATATCATCAATCACATTTTGCAAGGCACTCCCTAAGTCATGCCCTTCGTCATAGGTGACAACTAAAACGAACCTATTGCCCGCGCCTTTGATGTATCTGCCTAAAACAGCAACATCACCATGTATATTCATTCTGCCTTTCATACTTGCTCTCCTTATAGGTTTGATAAAAAGCCAACGAGGTATTGCTCGGGCACATGGGTTAGCAACTCTGCGAGTGCCGTCATGTCTTTGTTCTCTATGTCAATCTGTATCTGCTCGATAACAGCGTCTACTAGTCCTTCGGTTTTATTCATTCGTCTTCTCCTTCTTCAGTTGGTTCATCTGCGTTTACTTCTTCCTCTAAGTGTGTGAGCCAGTTGTCGATCTCACGCGATACATAACTCGGCATATCGGTGAGCACCTCCTCTCTCCCGTCTGACCACACCACATTCACGCTCCATGCTGTTACTGTTTTCATGATTACTTTCTCCTTACTCTGGTTAATAAAACTCACAGACACCATGTCTGTGAGTGCCTCTCTCACCCACCCTGCGCTATACGCTCGGCGGGGTTTGCCCTATGCGGGCGAACATATGCGTTGACCAATGGGTCAAAGCGGTGTCTTATTAAAGCGGGGACTTTTAGGGGGACTCGATCTGCCAAAGGCAAAGCCTCCCATGCCTGACGCACTAGCGTCTGCATATCCATGTCCGCATACTCTTGCCAGCAGTTGAACTTGGGCTCGGCGGGGTGTGTTCGGAAGTCAAGCCATACCCTAGCCTTCAAGCGTTTGAGTTCTCCCAAATACACTAGGAAGAACTTGTGCCTGTCCATGTGTCGTGAGGCTAGGGCATAACGCACCGCGTTATTGACGCGGGTTATTTCCTTGGGCAGTCCAACTAATACGCGCTTATGTTCGTTGCGCCACAGCCTGACCCACCCCTCAGTTCGCCCCGCCTTCTGCTTGGCTACCCGCGCTACCTTGCGTTGGGCAATGATCGACTTGGCAATCATTGGGTGTATGTCACCGCTTGATGCCTTGGTCACGAGTTCCTTGCGTGTGAGTTTCGAGAGGGGCTTCTTGCGAGGGCGACAGTATTTGCATACCTTGCCTTCGGCGGTGACGAGCACATTGCCCGCGTATCCTTGCGCTTTCATCTGCGCTCGGGTTAATTTGTATCTGAATTCAGCAAGCGGTAGCGTCTCGTTGCACCGCTTGCACGTCCTAATAAGAGGACTATATGTTTCATTTTCCATGATGATTCTCCGAAATGTTAACGAGCATACCCACCCTTCTACAAAGCGTGACCACCCCTAGTGCCTAGCAGTTAGCCCGCATGGATACTAGGTTTGAGCCATATCATACCCACCTGACACTTGAAATTCAAGAATGAACCAAGATAGATGATAAAAAAAGTGTCCACGAAAAGATGAATATATATATATCTAAAGAAAAGTATATTTATATATATGTGTTGTTGGCACGGACATAGTGCGCGCTAGTATCCATGCGGGTTACAAGACCCCCATGTAGGGGGGACATACGCTGAAAGCGTGGGTATGTGTTTTTTTACAACACTTTTGATGTTCTCTGCAACGTGTTGTGGAGAACTGGGGAGCACTGTGCTCCCGAGTTGCAGTTGGCTCACTTAAAGAGACGCTTCTGTCGGACGGGTCTGCAATCCATCTTGATCAGTTCCCATGCCATGTCGTCTTCTTCTGCCCTCTGAATGGCGCGTTGTTTGCGCTCGGTGTTCTTGGCTAGTTCGCCCAACTCTTTGCGTAGGTTTTTCCAACGATCGCCGTTGCGCCATGCGACTGAGAACTCGTGATCTGCGCGTGTGTATTTACCCATGATGATTACTCCGTGAAAGTGTTGATGATGTGCATGATCTGAAGACCAAGCATGAAGGGGGAAACGACGGCTAAGAGTATGGACAGATAACCGCCTTGATCTTCGAGTGCCGTGATGCCTATGAGCGTGCCGAGCACGAGGACTTGGGCGAGTGCCATGTGAGAGATGATGACCATTGCTTTCATAAATTACTCCAAAGTTAACTGGGCAGGATTGCCCCCAAAGCCCACGCGTATGGGCTTGGAGAGTTGCCTACTTAGAACCAGCAATCGTCTTGCACGCCGTCTTGCAGACAGAATGTCTCGCAACCCCAACACACGAAGCGTCCACTAAGTAAGTCGAAGTGCGCGAGGAAGTTGAAGATGTAGCCGACTGGTGCTTTGACGAAAGAGATGAGATGTTGTTTCATGTTGATACTCCGAAAGATGTTTGACAAAGAAAAGAACCGCGCGGGAGGCTCGCTCCCACGCAGTCGGGAAAAACTCGGGTGCAAGATGCTCCCGAGTTAGATGGAAGCCAAGAAACGGCGCTTCTCTGCGGGTGTGAGTTTTGTGTAACGACTCAGCAAAGACTTAACCGCGTCTGTCTTCTTGCTACCACTCGTGCTAGGTGCACTCTCAAAGCAGTTACCGAGAATACGTTTCATTGCCCAGTAGGGTGCGGTATCTTTCTGGAAAGTTAGCCCGCGTTGTCCTTGCTTAGCCTTGGCTTTGTATTTCTCGGACACAAAGGCGACCACATAGGGTATCGCGTCCGCCTTGCTGAATATGCCCTCGTTGAACAGGCGAGTGGTGAGTGATGCCTGAGAGTTGTCAGCGTCTTGCAGAATTGCGTTAACGCGTTGTGTGTTGATAGTCATGATGATTGCTCCAATAAAAAAGCCCCTATCCGTAATGGCTGAGGGGCGAACAGATGTCCAACAACCTTTGCTGAACATGGCTCTATTATAGCACAGCGTGTTTCACTATACCCTTGACAGCGTATATTCGGCATATCCGAACCCCACCCTACCCCCATCACCCCTTTGAGGCACGGCTACCACGTTGGCCCATGAACACTGTTTCTCACCCGCAAAACAAAACTCAGTAATACTAAGTACCTACCCCCCATAAATTTTATAAAAATTCCAAATACCCCTTGTCAAACTTTGGACACATGTAATAAAACCGTTGGCTAGGTCATGGTCGTCTATCCCTAGAGGTAGGAGAGGACGGATAAGCCAACACCTTCTCCAAACGAAAAAAAACCCCGACGCCTGTTGAACGCCGGGGTAAGGATGGTTATCCCATCAGGAGAAGCAAATGCGCAACTGCTTGCACACCTACCAGAAGTGAGTATATACTCCGCGAAACGAGGTTGCAAGGAACCGCGCATGTTTGAGCATTTGGTGCAATTTAATCCGGGGGTCACCAGTCCGGAGATGTTTGTAGAGTTGGACGACGCGTCGTCCGATGAACTCCTGTCCGCGCAAGATAAAACTACGCGTTGGTTGGAAGAACTAGGCGTACGCCCAGATGACGAGATAGATACTGAGCAGCAGACAGCCGCAGCCAGACAAGCATTTGGCGCTCTCACCACCACGGCTACAGACGCCGACCAGAAAGCAAACCTGATCCAACTAAAAACCCCAGAAGCTGTACGCCATTTGACGGGGATGCTGGCGGCTTACGACTGGGAGTTTGTGCAGCAAGCCAAAGAAATCAGAGGCTACGCAGTTGCCCAATTGATTGAAGAGACAAAGTCTACGAATGCAAACATCCGCCTCAAAGCCTTAGGCCTACTGGGTAAGGTCACAGAAGTTGGGCTGTTTACCGACAAGATCGAAGTTAAAAAAGCCGAACTCAGCGACAGCGAGATTGACGCCAAGATTAAAGAAAAGCTCAGCAAGTTCATGGGCGTCATAGACGTAGTCGACATATCAGACGCGGACGACGTGCATAGAAAAGACAAAAAAATAGACACGTCCGAAGAACGTGTACAAGAAACCCCAGAAAATGAACCTAAACAGCCTGACGAGTCTGACGAAGCCTGAGCTTGCAGCGCTCCAAAAGGCTCTCCCCACCATGACGGTGGCGGAGAAGATAGAACTCATGGACATGTTGGACGTTCGTGAGAAGCGGGCAAGCCTAGCGGCGGCCCACGACTCCATGCTAGGGTTCGCAACGGCGGTCTATCCGGGGTTCAAAATCGGTCCGCACCACAGGAAACTGGCAAAAATCTTCCAAGACGTCTTGGACGGCAAGAAGAAGCGCGTGATTATCAATATTGCGCCACGTATGGGTAAGTCTGAGTTCTCCAGCTATCTGTTCCCGGCATACTTTCTAGGTAAAAACCCTAATAAGAAGATCATCATGGGCACGCACACTGCGGGTCTGTCCGAGGACTTTGGTCGTAGGGTGCGAAACTTACTTGACTCGGAGGAGTATGCAGAGATTTTTCCTCAAACTCATGTGGCTGATGACCAAAAGGCAGCCGGTAAGTGGTCTACGAGTGCTGGGGGCCAGTATTACGCTGCTGGTGTTGGGGGTGCTTTGGCTGGTCGTGGTGCCGATTTGTTTGTTATTGACGATCCTCACTCCGAACAAGACGTTAAAGCCAATTCGAGATTAGCTTTTGATACCGCATGGTCGTGGATGCAGACCGGTCCGCTCCAACGTCTGATGCCGGGGGGTGCGATCATCGTGGTGATGACCCGCTGGGGAGTTCTAGACCTGACCGGACGCATCATTGACTACCAAACCCGTAACCCTGACTCCCCACGCTGGGAGATTGTGGAGTTACCAGCAATACTCCATGAGAACACCGAGAACGAGAAGTCTCTTTGGCCTGAGCAGTGGCCTCTGGCGGCGTTAAAGAGTGCGAAAGCGTCGATTGATCCAAGGTATTGGAACGCCCAGTACATGCAGCAGCCCACTTCGGACAACAGCGCCACAATTTCTCGCAAGATGTGGCGGATATGGGAGCCAGAAGAACCGCCAGTGTGCGATTACATCATCCAGTCTTGGGATACGGCGCACGAAACCAAGACAAACTCGGACTATTCCGCTTGTACAACGTGGGGTGTGTTCTACAACGAGGAAGAGGGGCACAAAGCGCAGATTATTCTGCTCGATGCCTTCAAAGAACGCATGACTTTTCCTGAGTTGAAGGCTGCGGCGCTCAAACATTACAGAGAGTGGGAGCCTGATGCGTTCATTGTGGAGAAGAAGTCTGCTGGCGCACCACTGATACAGGAGTTCAGAGCGATGGGCATCCCCGCGTGGGAGACAAACCCTAGCCGTGGCAATGACAAGGTGGTACGATTGAATGCGATTTCGGACTTGTTTGCGTCAGGCATGGTGTGGGCCCCGGACACGCGTTGGGCGCGTGAAGTTATTGAAGAAGTTGCATCGTTCCCAGTTGGTGAGCATGACGACTTCGTTGATACAACATCCCAAGCACTGATGCGGTTCAGACAAGGCGGGTTCATATCGTTGGATAGTGACGAAAAAGATGAACCAATAATTTTTAAACGTAAGCAACACGCTTACTACTGAGGACCAACATGGCAACCAATATCGACAAAGCGCTGTACCAACAACCCCAAGGTATCGAAGAGTTGGCGCAAGACCAGCCAGAAGATTTTGAGATCGAAATTATTGATCCCGAAGAAGTCAACATTCGTGCAGGCGACTTAGAGATTCATATCGAGCCGGGCGAAGAAAATAGTGACGCCTTCAACGCCAACTTGGCGGAAGAGATGGACGAGAGCGCGATGGAGTTGTTCGCAAGCGACTTAGCTGAAGATATTGACAACGACAAGAACTCACGCAAGGATTGGGAGAAAGCGTATACACAAGGCCTAAAACTTTTAGGTTTGCAGTACGAAGAGAGAACCGAGCCGTGGAACGGCGCGTCCGGCGTGTTCCATCCAATGATCACAGAAGCTGTTGTACGTTTCCAAAGCGAGACGATCACGGAGATGTTCCCTGCGCAGGGACCCGTGCGCACAAAAATTATTGGTAAAGAAACGCCGCAAAAGAAAGAGGCTGCTCAGCGTGTCGAGGAAGACATGAACTACCAGTTGACGGAGGTCATGAAAGAGTTCCGTCCAGAACAAGAGCGCATGTTGTGGTCACTGCCTGCCACTGGCTCCGCGTTTAAGAAAGTCTACGAAGACCCTAACCTTGGTCGCCAAGTCTCGATGTTTATCCCAGCCGAAGACATCATCCTGCCCTACGGCGCAACGGACATGGACACTTGTTATCGCGTAACCCACGTTATGCGCAAGACTAAAAATGAGATTCTTAAACTACAACAGGCGGGCTTCTACCGCGACATTGACTTACCCGATCCAGTCAAGACTTCACAAGACGACATTAAGAAAGCCAAAGACAAAGAGACCGGCTTTAACGATCTAAACGATGACCGCTACACAATGTACGAGGTTCACGTTGACATTGACCTCAAAGGGTTTGAAGACAAAAACGCTGACGGCGAAGAAACCGGCATAGGTTTGCCATACGTGGTTACCCTAATAAAAGGCTCCAATGAAGTCCTGTCCATTCGACGTAACTGGAAAGAAGACGATGAACTCAGACTCAAGCGCCAGCACTTTGTCCACTACCAATACATCCCCGGCTTTGGAGCCTACGGTTTTGGCCTCTTCCATCTCATCGGTGGATTTGCTAAATCAGCAACGAGCATCATGCGCCAGTTGGTTGACGCTGGCACTTTATCGAACCTCCCCGGAGGACTTAAATCGCGTGGTTTGCGAATCAAAGGAGACGACACACCAATCGCCCCCGGAGAATTCCGCGACGTAGATATTGGCTCAGGCGCACTGCGCGAGAACATTCTCCCCCTGCCAT